GTATATGACAAGTACAACGATAAGTACATCTGGATTCCAGCATCGTCTTCAACCGCAGGTATCATGGCTGCTTCGGATGCAAACACTGCTCCTTGGTATTCACCTGCAGGTGCAAGACGTGGTCAATATCTAGGTATCACAAAACTAGCGTATACTCCAACTAAATCACAAAGAGATACACTATATAAAGCTGGTATTAACCCAGTTGCAAATCTTCCTGGACAGGGTATCCTGTTGTTCGGTGATAAAACTCACATGAACAGACCATCGGCATTTGATCGTATTAACGTCCGCCGTTTGTTCCTTACAATGGAAAGAGCAATTGCGTTGGCAGCAAGAAACACATTGTTCGAATTTAACGACGAATTCACCAGAGCTGAATTTGTTGGTATTGTCGAACCATTCCTAAGAGAAATCAAAGGACGTCGTGGTATCACTGACTTCCGTGTTGTATGTGATGACACTAACAACACTCCTGCGATTATCGACCGGAATGAATTTGTCGCAAACATCTTCGTCAAACCAGCGCGTTCTATCAACTACATCACACTTAACTTTGTTGCTGTTAGAACTGGCGTTGACTTTGAAGAAGTCGCTGGTCTACAGGTATAAGGAGATATAGAACATGGCTGTTTTAGGCGTTGATGATTTTAAAGCCAAGCTACGTGGTGGTGGTGCTCGTCCTAACCTATTTAAGGCGACTATCAACTTCCCGGCTTATGCTGGTGGCGATGTAGAACTTACATCGTTCTTGTGCGAAGCAGCACAACTTCCTGCTTCCACTATTGGTACAATTATTGTCCCATTCCGCGGTCGTCAATTGAAGATGGCAGGTGATCGTACGTTTGATACGTGGACACCAACCATTATCAATGATACTGACTTCAATGTACGTAACGCAATGGAGCGTTGGATGAACGGTATGAATGCACACTCTGCAAACACCGGTCTAACCAATCCTATTGATTACGAAGCCGACCTAATTGTTGAGCAATTGGGTAAAGACGGTGATGTATTGAAGACATACAACTTCCGTGGCTGTTTCCCAACAGGTGTTAGCCCAATCGATCTGAACTATGCTACAGAAAACGAGATTGAGCGATTCACAGTTGAGTTCCAAGTACAATACTGGGAAGCGGCAACTACATCTTAATGTAGTATAAATAATTAGAGGGGCTGAAAAATGCCCCTCTTAATTCTATTTAAGATTCAGGAACGAACATGGCTGATGAAGGTTTAAGAATATTTGGATTTGAGATTAAACGGGCGAAAGATAAGTCCGAGGAAAAGCTTCGTTCTATTGTTCCACCAGTAGATGAGGATGGCGCAGGTTATGTAACTGCTGCTGGTGCCCACTATGGAACATACGTCGATATTAATGGCGATAATAACGCTAAAGATAATTTACAAAACATTAGACAGTATCGTGCAGTTGCTACTCACCCTGAGGTTGATGCGGCAATCGATGATATTGTAAATGAATCAATTGCTTCCAGTGAAAACGAAAGTCCAGTAAGTTTAAAGCTTGACCACGTAGAAGGTTTAAGCGATGCTTTGAAAAAGCAAATTACAGAAGAATTTGAAACAATTACCTCTATGCTTAACTTCAAGGAGATGGGCCATGAGATGTTTAGACGTTGGTATATTGATGGAAGACTATACCACCACTTAGTTGTGGATGAAAAGAATCTAAAGTCTGGTATCCAAGAGATCCGTCCTATTGATGCTTCTAAAATCCGTAAGGTTAAAGAAGTTAAGAAAGCAAAAGATCCTGTAACAGGTGCATCTGTTGTTGAAAAGGTAAATGAATTTTATATTTACCAAGAAAAGCCTGGTGGAACAAACCAAGGCGTAAAAATTTCAAATGATGCTATTTCTTATGTTACATCAGGTTTGCTTGATGTTGACCGTCGTAGAGTTGTTTCTCATTTACATAAGGCACTAAAGCCAATTAACCAACTACGTATGATGGAAGACTCACTTGTCATTTATCGTTTGGCTCGTGCTCCAGAACGTAGAATCTTTTATATTGATGTAGGTAACTTGCCAAGGGGTAAGGCCGAAGGATATATGAAAGACATCATGGCTAAGTATCGTAACAAACTTGTATATGATGCAAACACTGGTCAGATCAGAGATGATCGTAAACATATGTCAATGCTAGAAGATTTTTGGTTGCCTCGCCGTGAAGGTGGAAGAGGTACAGAAATCACTACACTTCCTGGTGGTGAAAACCTAGGTCAGATTGACGATATTATCTACTTCCAAAAACGCCTATATAGATCTTTGAATGTCCCTATTAATCGTTTGGAACAAGAAGCACAGTTCTCACTTGGCAGATCTACAGAGATTACACGTGATGAATTAAAATTCCAAAAGTTTATTGACCGTTTAAGAAACCGTTTTTCTATCTTATTCTATGGTATCCTAAAGAAACAATTAATCATTAAGGGTATTATTACTGAAGAAGATTGGGACAACTGGAAAAATGACATTGTTGTTGATTATATCCGTGATAACCACTTTACGGAATTAAAAGACACAGAACTATTAACTAATAGAATCCAAACTCTTGACCAAATGCAACAATATGTTGGTGAATATTTCTCTAGAGAATGGGTAATGAAAAACGTCTTACAGATGGATGATGATGCTATCAAACAAATGAAAGACCAGATTGACGATGAAATGAAGTCTGGTGAAATTGAAGAACCAGAAGAAAATGGAGATGAAGATGACAGAGATCAATGATTTTCTTGATGCAGTGATTGACCAAGACTTTAGTAAAGCTGGTCCAATGTTTAATGAACTGTTGGGTGCTAAAGTAAATGATGCTTTAGACCAAGAAAAGATTGCAGTTGCAGATCAAGTGTTTAATGGTGCTGAAGTTGCTGATGAAGTCGAAGACGATATTAGCGATGAAGAACTCGATGCAATGCTAGCTGATGCCGAGATTGAAGATGAAGACTTTGAAGAAATTCAAGACATGAATCAAGACGGTAAAATCGAAGCTGGTATGGCAGCATCTGAGGAACCAGAAGAAGAATAAAACTTTTTATTAGTACAAATTTTAATTTGTATAAATAAAGTATAATTACTGAATTTAAAGGTATACATAGATGAAGCTAATTACTGAATTTAAAGATACCGATGTCCAGTGCATCGTGGAAAGAAAAGAAGATGGTTCAAAGAACCATATCATCGAAGGTATCTTTGCGATGGCTGAGTCTAAAAATCGCAACGGCCGCATTTATCCTCAAGCAGTGATGGAAAAAGCGGTTAAAAAATACGTTGACGATCAGGTTTCCAAGAACAGAGCGGTGGGTGAATTGAATCACCCTGATGGACCGACTGTTAACTTGGATAAAGTATCCCATCTTATTACTGACCTCAAGTTTGAGGGAAATAATGTGATGGGTAAGGCACGAATCTTGGATACTCCAATGGGTAATATCGTTAAGGGATTACTTGAAGGTGGTGTTCAATTAGGTGTCTCAACTCGTGGTATGGGTAGCCTTGAGAAACGTGGCGGTGCCATGTATGTCAAAGATGACTTTATGCTTAATACGGTTGATATCGTACAAGATCCATCTGCACCAGAAGCATTTGTTAATGGAATTATGGAAGGTGTTGAGTGGGTTTGGAATAATGGCATCATTGAAGCTCAAGAAATTGAAAAAATAGAGACTGAAATTAAACGTGCTCCGCGTTCGGACCTTTATGAGGTTCAGACTCGTGAGTTCAAGAATTTCCTCTCGTTATTGAAAACTAAACTATAATAAGGAGTCAAACATGACTGATCAAGTACAAGACCAGGATGTTGAGCTCGACGAGACAGAAATCGAAGAAGCTCACGATCCAAAAAACGCAGAACAACAGTCGATTGATGCGACTGATGCTGCTGGCGATGCTGGCCCTAAAGCTAAAAAGCGTAAAGGCGACAAAGCTAACAGCGAACCAATGCCAAAAACAAAAGCTGGCATGATCAATGCGGCGTACCAAGCTATGTCTAAAATGAAAAAAGAAGAACTAGCAGGTCGCTTATCCAAGTTTATGGGTGAAGAAGTTGAAGCTGAAGAAGCTGACGAAGTCGCTTCAATGGTAGAATTCAACTATTCAAATGAATTAGATGCATTGGTTGAATCTGAGGCAACTCTTTCAGAAGAGTTTAAAGCCAAAACAGCTGTACTGTTCGAAGCAGCGGTAAAATCAAAACTTTCAGAAGAGATCGATCGTTTGGAAGAAGCATATGCTGAGGAACTACAAACTGAGCTTGCTTCAACAAAAGAAGATCTAGTCGAAAAAGTTGACAGCTACCTCAACTATGTGGTTGAGTCTTGGATGGAAGAAAACAAAGTTGCGATCCAATCTGGCCTACGTACAGAAATCGCAGAAGGCTTCATGAACAAATTGAAAGATGTGTTCACTGAGTCTTATGTTGAAGTTCCAGAATCCAAAGTCGACCTAATTGATGAGCTAACAGCAGAAAATGAAGAACTAGAAGAAAACTTCAATGACGCTGTAGCAAAAGCAATTGCATTGGGCGAAGAACTAGAAACATATAAACGTGAAGCAATCATTCGTGAAGCATCACGTGATCTAGCTCAAACTCAAGTAGAAAAGCTTGCATCATTGGTAGAGGGTATTGATTTTGAAGACGAAGAAACATTTGCTGAAAAAGTAAAAATCGTCAAAGAATCACACTTCTCAAAGAAAGCAGTTGAGTCAACAATTGAAGAAGAAACAGACGAAGATGGCGAAGCTATCCAAGAAGAAGTTTCAGACGTAATGGCTCAATATCTTGCAGCAATCCGTAAATCAACTCAAAAATAAGTTAAACTAAGGAGATCCAATTATGGAAACTTATGATCGTCTCGTAGAGAAATGGTCTCCAGTATTGAACGAAGAGTCAGCTGGTAAAATCCAAGACGCACACAAGCGTGCGGTTACAGCGGCCGTTCTGGAGAACACAGAAAAAGCATTGGCAGAAGAAGGCGCACGCCAGAACTTCCTAAACGAAGATGCCGCAGCTAACAACACTGGTTCAGCAGCAAACTGGAACCCAGTACTAATTTCACTTGTACGTCGTTCTATGCCAAACCTAATGGCGTATGACGTTTGTGGTGTTCAGCCGATGACAGGCCCAACAGGCTTGATCTTCGCAATGAAATCAAACTACAAAACAACACGTGCTGGTGCAACATCAGGTAACGAAGCGCTATTCAACGAAGCAATCACAGGCTTCTCTGGCGATTCAAACGGCACACAGACACAAGAGCCTTCAGGCTTGAATGGTCTAACAGATGGAAACGCTGATTCAACAATCAACGATTCACGTTCTGGTCCTGACTTTGGTGCTGGTATGTCAACAGCAAATGCTGAACAACTAGGTACAACTGGTGAGACAGCGTTCGCAGAGATGGGCTTCACCATCGAAAAAGCGACAGTGACTGCGAAGTCACGTGCGTTGAAAGCAGAATACACTCTAGAACTAGCACAAGACTTGAAAGCGATTCACGGTCTTGACGCAGAGACAGAGTTGTCAAACATTCTGTCAACAGAAATCTTGGCTGAAATCAACCGTGAAGTTATCCGTACAGTTAACTCACAAGCTAAGACTGGTGCTTCAACAGGTAACACAGCAATCAACGGTATCTTTGACATGTCAACAGATGCTGACGG